GGTGATCGAAGACGATGTGAAGGTGATCGAAGACGAAGTGAAGGTGATCGAAGAGGAGGAGGTGAAGGTGATCGAAGACGAAGTGAAGGTGATCGAAGAGGAGGATGTGAAGGCGATCGAAGACGAAGTGAAGATGATCGAAGACGAAGTGAAGGTGATCGAAGACGAAGTGAAGGTGATCGAAGAGGAGGAGGTGAAGGTGATCGAAGAGGAGGAGGTGAAGGTGATCGAAGAGGAGGAGGTGAAGGTGATCGAAGAGGAGGAGGTGAAGGTGATCGAAGAGGAGGAGGTGAAGGCGATGGAAGAGGAGGAGGTGAAGGCGATGGAAGAGGAGGAGGTAAAGGTGATCGAAGAGGACGATGTGAAGGTGATCGAAGAGGAGGAGGTGAATCTGGTGGAACAGAACGTTCAGAGTGACAGTGAAGATGTAGGAGAAATAGAGGTGGATGTAAAAGAACCCGTTTCAGGAGATCTTCGAGTAAAACTGAAAAGTATGTTGTCGCAAGATACGAATGGTGTAGAGTTTAAGAAAAAGAACAAAAAGCGATTAGTGAGAGAGATGCTTAAGAACCGTTCGGTTCTATACGTACAATAAAATAAATATATAGCATAAAATATACTATTTCAAATGGATACGAATGCCCTATTGATCTCGAGCATTGTTGCAACATGTGTGGTTCTATACACGCGCTTTAATAAAACAGACGACAAAACGGATCCATCTCCACCCTCATATGGCAAACTTGTTGTAATGTACATATTCACATTTGGAATTGTGTACATGTTGTACGTACTGTCTACGGATACGAACGACAACAATCAAATGCTGGATAATATTAAGACTGGAGAGCCTCCGTTCTGATGTGAGGGAATTTTATATCATACTATATAACTAAGACTAAGATGCGCTTAGAGTTAAAAAAATTTGATATAACGTCGATCGATGACGATAAAGTAGTTGTAATGATAGGAAAACGAAATACTGGTAAATCTTTTTTAATTAAAGATTTGTTGTATTACAACAATCATTTTCAATTGGGTACTGTGATCTCTGGAACTGAGTCTGCGAACCACTTCTACGGAAGCATGATTCCCAAAATGTTTATACACGACGAGTACAAGCCTAAGATTATCGATAATGTTGTCAAGCGTCAAAAACACGTGTTGAAGAAGATTTCCAAAGAGGAAACCACCTACGGAAACAGCGGAGTGGATCCGAAGTCGTTTTTGATATTAGACGACTGTTTGTACGACTCCTCTTGGACAAAAGATATCAACGTTAGAGCGCTTTTCATGAACGGTCGTCATTTGAAGATGTTCTTCATCATATCCATGCAATACCCTTTGGGGATTACGCCGAATTTGAGGACAAACATAGACTACGTTTTCATATTGCGGGAGAACATTGTAGCGAACAGAAAAAGAATATACGACAACTACGCAGGGATGTTTCCTACATTCGAAGTATTTTGTCAGGTGATGGATCAATGCACTGAGAACTACGAGTGCCTTGTGATCAACAATACCACGAAGAGTAACAAATTGGAGGACAACGTTTTCTGGTACAAAGCACCAACACATCCATCGTTTAAGATATGTAGCCAATCCTTTTGGGATATCTCCAATAATATCGAGGAGACAGATCCCGAGGAGGCTTACGACTCCAATAGCTTTGCAGCGAAGCGAAAGCACGTTATCAACGTGAAAAAGGTTCATAATAAGTGAATCCACATCTACGCGATATCTCCTGGTCTTCCCGCGCTTCTCGCGTCGGGCTTGGATTCGAACATATCGAATTTCATGTAACCTAACGAGTCTTCGTATTGATTTCGAGGGATAAATTTGTAGATCGTCTTCGTATGTTTCTTAAGGAACTCTATACGATCTCTGTAGTACCCGTCGACGATAAGTATGATACCTACAAAGATCAAAATAAAAAGGATGCTGTTCATTGTTTACTTGTTTAATTTGTTTTTTTTTCATTCATTGGTATTCGTCGCCTCTTGGTCCTCGAGGAGGCGAGCTTTGTTTTTAATCCAAGGGTCGTCATCGACAAGTTCCTCTGCTAATGACTGTTTTGCACCTTGCTCTTCCTCTTGCTCTTCTTTCTTGTCCTTCTCCTCCTCTTCGATGCGCTTTTGCATCATCGCCTTTCTTTCGTTGTAGAAAGAGGATGCGTTCTCCATATTTTCGTTGTACTTCGACATAAGCGTATTGAGTTCCGTCTCCGCGAACTCTTGGCTCTCTATCGAGTTTGGGTTAGGATTCCAAGGGCACCAACACCCCACCTCTGCGATGTATATGTTGAACTTTTCGTTGTCTAATTTGCGTAGTTTTACACATTGGTTTTGTGCCTCCTGAGAGCTTTCGAAGACTCCGCGGACCTTGATCCCTTGTGTGGATGTTTGGAACTCGTTCTCTTGGTTGAAACGCTTTTCGAGTTCCTGCTCTTTCATCTCGAGGAAGTATTGGTAGTCCAACTCCATGGACCCTCCGAAAAGCCCCTTGTGGTTCTCCACAAGGGAGTCGAAGAAAGCGTTTTTGTCCGGGTACTCGTCGCGCATGTTTTGAAGCAGCTGTTTCGCATCTTCTACGAAAGATTTGGTGTATTCAGAAAAGAAAAACACCTCTTTACGCTTCAACAGTTGGTCCGGATGCAGAAACGACAAGCATACAAAATTTTGTCCTCGAATCGGGGGATCGTTCTCGAGAAAGTCTTTCTCTGAAGTAGGAATCATTATGTACCAGCTATAGAATAGCTCTCATCTTATATTTTTAAATGAATATATATGCTTACAAAAAAATCTCACAGTTAAATTAAAAAATATGGAGGCTCATTCCTTTGACTTGGTGGAGATTTTTGTACGCATTCTGAAATACCTTATGGAGGGCTTGGTAGTGTCTACTGCGGCTTTCATGTTCCCTAACAAGAAGATGGCACTCGAGGATGTGGTGCTGATCGGTTTTGTGGCCGCCGCGACTTTCAGTCTGCTCGATCTCTACAGCCCCAGTCTGGGTGTCAGCGCTCGCTCCGGTGCCGGTCTTGGTATTGGCGCGAACCTCGTGGGCTTCCCCAGTATGCGCAACATTCCGGACGTGTCTAAGTCCATGAACGGTGCCTAAATACTACGGATGAACTTCCAGCCTAGATCACCGCATATATTTCGCCATATTTGCTCTTGTTGATGCAACTTGTCCCTGCTCTTCAGTAAGGGAAAGTACTTGAGATACTCATCTTTTTCTAAGAGTTGAATGAATTTGTGAATCACGTAGGAGTACGACAGGAAGTTCTTTCGATTCAACGGGGAGTGCTTCAGAAAGGGCACTTGGATATCCTTGAACATGTTTCTAAGTTTCTCCTCCAGCTCTTGTGTCAAGTTCGGATTCGGAATTCCTGTGATTCGATTCAATATATAGGGGATGTGTTCGTAGTACTTATTTATTTTCAGCTTCTTTAAGATCTCTTTTATCTTACGACGATTCAGATCTTGCACGTTTGTGATTCGTTGTTTTTTCAACTCCAACATGATTTTGTCGAAGATGTCTTCCGGAATGTCGGTGGTCTCCTTACCTTGAATTTGATTCAGCCACTCTTGATAGTGGTTAATGCGTTTGTAGGAAAAATAACTAATCTCCTTAGGGGGATCCTTGTAGGAAGGCTTCTCGTTGTCCGTCAACAAATTTTGTATGGAATAGCAAGTGTTGCAATAACATATGCTGTCGTTGTACAACATCGTTTTTTCGATGGAGTTGCAGTGTTCGCAACGAATGGCGAGACTGTTGTCGATGTTGTTGTTGATGTAGTCTTCGTCTGTGAATGAAAGGAACTCATCGAGCAGCGCGGCGCGATTCATATCTTGTTTAGGAAGATACGTAGGGGTGACGGGTTTCTCAGGAGCGGTCGGCTTTTTCTCATCCAGTTTGAAATATTCGATGATACTTTTGTTTTGCGAACCACTCTTTTCCAATGTTTTGATACTCATGTTTTTGTCAGTGTTGTTCTCGACAAGGTTGTAGTAGTTGTACAATATATCGCTTGTGTTCACGAAGTAAGTCAACTCTTGGGAAAGATTAATCATCTCCTCTATACGCGACCCAAGGCGAGTTCTCTCCTCGTTGAGAAGCACGATGTTCACAAAGTCTTCGTCGGTCTTATCACGATTGCTCTTATTCTCTATGCAAGCGATTTTATCCTCTACCTCTACAAGTGCTTTTTCGTAGTCTTTTAAGGAGAGTTTATTTTTTTCGAAGTTTTCTACGTTGTATTTGTGGCAGTAATCTAAGGTCTTTGTCGTTTTTTTGTAATTACAGGATCGTTTTTGAACCACACTGTTGACTTTCATCGAAAAAATCTTTAAGCGGGTTATATTAACAACTGCGTTAAATCAAAACTTTAAATATCTGCAAAAAAAATATTGCCTTATATTATAAAATTAATTTACAATGGGTGGAGGACTTATGCAGCTCGTGGCCTACGGTGCCCAGGACATCTACCTGACCGGTAACCCCCAGATCACCTTCTTCAAGGTGGTGTACCGTCGTCACACCAACTTCTCCATGGAGTCTATCCAGCAGACCTTCAACGGCGCGATCGACTTCGACCGCAAGGTGACTTGCACCATCTCTCGTAACGGTGATCTGATCCACCGCATCTACCTCCAGGTCGAGTTCGCCAAGGACACCACCCTGAACGCCTGGGCTGGTCACAAGCTCGTCAAGTCCGTGGAGATCGAGATCGGTGGTCAGCGCATCGACAAGCACTACGGTGACTGGCTCCACATCTGGAACGAGCTCACCCAGACCGCTGGTCACTACAACGGTTACAAGCAGATGGTGTCCGGTACCGAGTTCGGCGACGACCTGTCCACGGACAGTCATGACGCCCAGGTGCTGTACATCCCTCTGCAGTTCTGGTTCTGCCGCAACCCCGGTCTTGCTCTGCCCCTGATTGCCCTGCAGTACCACGAGGTGAAGATCAACATTGAGTTCGCCAGCAAGAACGCGGTGATCTCCGGCACTGGTACTATGAACGACGCGTCCCTCTTCGTGGACTACATCTACCTCGACACCGACGAGCGCCGCCGTTTCGCCCAGGTCTCTCACGAGTACCTGATCGAGCAGCTCCAGTTCACCGGCGACGAGACCGCCAGCAACAAGATCAAGCTCAACTTCAACCATCCCGTGAAGGAGCTGATCTGGGTGGAGAAGGAGGACGACACCGCCGTGGGCGAGTACGTGACCACCTACGAGTCTGCCAAGCTCCAGCTGAACGGTCACGAGCGCTTCTCCGCGCGCAAGCCGAACTACTTCCAGCTTGTGCAGCCCTACCAGCACCACGAGCGCGTGCCCGTGAATGCGTGGGCCAGCGACCAGCAGGACGAGTACTCGGGTACCGGTATCAACGTGTACTCCTTCGCCCTGAAGCCCGAGGAGCATCAGCCGTCCGGTACCTGCAACATGTCCCGCATTGACAACGCCACCCTCAACCTGGTGGGCATCAAGCAGACCGAGAACAACGTGAAGGTGTTCGCCGTGAACTACAACGTGCTGCGCATCATGAGCGGTATGGGCGGCCTCGCCTATAGCAACTAAATTAATTAAAACACACCCTTCCCTCTCCAAACATATTTTTCATGTAAACCGGAAGACGATATGTCTCATTAGCAGCTTGTCATCCATTTTCGAATCTCATTTTTAATGCGTTCGCATTTTTTCGATCCTTTTGTTAAGGAAGTGATCGACTTTGCGAAGAAAAAAAACACACAAATCTCACAAAGAGTTACTGTGTTTACAGTTTCCGGTCTTATTTCTATCGAATGATATGAATGTATCTTCTCCACTCCTCGGGGTGTGAGATGTTCCACGATAGCTCGTATTTTCCCGTCGGGCTATGTTTGCAAACAACCGCCATGAATTGCACTTCTGGAAACAATCTACTTAGATTGTTTCCTTGATACGCTTCGAGATTAGGGAAGAACTCTTGAACGATATCCTCATTTATAGTGTACACTTCGTAGAGAATGTTTACCATCGTATCGAACATATTCGAACAACCAATAAAAAACAAATCGTTCAGGTGCATCAAATACTCTTCTTTAGAAGCGCGCTGTTTCATTTTTTCAAACTTATCGGGATTGAATACAATGTCTGGACGTATTCGAACACATTTATCATAACTCGTTCCTGAAAGCGCTTCTGCTTCCTTTTTCAGTTTGATTGCTATGGTTAGCTTGTGAAATTGCTCCATATTTCGAATATTCCAGATGGCTTTAGGATTTAAGCCTCTGCTGCGAATTCGATCTTCGAACTCTTCTATACGCGAAGGGTTCATCTTTCCCAGGTCGGATACCGATGTGGACTTCCACGCCGAAGCGGTGTTTGTGCACACGACGTTCATTGTGTTTTCATTGTAAAAAGGATTCCTCAACAGTTCAGTCGTATCCATTTCGTTCACTAC